ATAGCAAAAGGGTGCTATTGTGAAGAAAGCGCTACGCTAAAAACTTCACTTAGTTACACGCACAGTCTTTCCTCCAACGCGCGTCTTTGGCCGGCCAGCGGCGCGCAGACGGGGGCGGGGACGAGGCTGGGTGAGAATGACCTCAGTGGTGGACTTTGAATTGGGCAATGGCTTCTTATCACTAGGAGTAAGAAGCCGGGCACCAGCACCTAGGGCGGAACCTAATATTCCAGCGCCAGGAACGACGTTGGAAAGAGCGCTGCCTATTTTAGGGGCCCATTCAGATACACCTTTAAGAACTTTCTTGAACCACTCACCTAGAGGGTTCTCACTAATACGACATCCAGGGGGCATCTGAGCCATGGCTCGAGTATAAATCTCGAGAGCCAAAGGATCATAGCCAGGACTTGGTGTTGCAAGAACGAGAAGGTCAGGGGTGTTCGAAAGAGGTTGACGTTCCAAAATCCAACGGACTGTCACATTAAGGGTGGTTTGATCACTAAGACCAGTGAAGAAAGCACCTGACAAATCAAAAGGAGTTGGAAAGCTAGATGCCCATCCTTGAGTGTCAGTTATAGGGTTGGTGGCGTAAAACACACCAGCGTAACCGACAGCCCCAGGAAGGGAATTATTGTTAGCAAATGGATTGTCAACACCATTTTGTCGACCAATAACGTAACAGCCCTCGGCTGCCGTCCAAGTTCTAGAACCATAGTACAAGTTTGCGTCAGCCAGAGTGGGTGGATGACCGCTCTGAGAAATGTACATGGTATTATAGTCGGAGGCAGGGGTTGCACGATAATAATTGATCTGCTTCAAGGTGTTGACGTTTGGCTTTCTATAAACAGTAACAGAGCCCTGTTTGTAGATGTCAGCAGTGGTATTGGTGACCTCAATGGCCATACCAATAACACGGGAAGGGCCGGTCAAGAACTCAGTACAAGTCATATTATCGACTTGAACACCAGGACTGCCAGGGGTGATAGGCGAGCCTGAGGTGACTGCAGTAGCGCAGACTCCACTCATAGGCATGCCAGGAACACCAGTGACGGTGGTGTCTGAGGTGACACGATTAGTTGAGTTAATTACAAAGGCGTTGCCGGCTTGAACACCGTACATAAACGAATTGAGATCAATACGACAATCCCAATTGCCAGCAGCGAGAGCTGCGGGCTTTGCAATAACCATTTGCTTCTTGATGAGTTGAACAACAGACGCGTCAGTAGAAACGTCAGGGTACCCAGCAAGATGAATGTCGAAGTCATGGAAGGGATCACATGCCGAGACAAGCCACTCTTTACCAGCTTCGGATAAGCCGTGAGCTTTTTCAAGCTTGTCAAGGATGTCATCGATTTTTCGAGTTGAATGATCAGTTTTGGACATTTTAGGGCGTTTTAAAGCAGACTGTAACGTACGTTTTATACAATCGGAACTGCTTTGATCCTGGTACGTGGAAAAAAGAAAACCACTTTCAGGTGTAGAACCACGCCGCAAAACGAGCATAGACTGGTCAGTCGGAATAGATTTGAATATGCCAGTCCACTCAGGTGTGAGTCGCTGGCCATCAAGAAGAAAAAAGTGGTGAATCAAATGATACAAATAAGGGTAAAGTATGTCAAATTCCGCGTGGTACGACCACAGATTGGTCATAAGCCCTGTAAGACGAGCAGCATTACGAGGCCACGAGATTTGACCATTTGATTTTTTAATGAAACTAAAAGCTGAAATTATTTTGGACAACCGACCAGCGGCGACATAAATTAGCTTTTTGTTTTGGTTAACTTGACGTAGAATCAAGTTATGAGAAAAGAAGGTGAGAGTCATGGGGTCTCTTGGTTGGAGTGAATCACTCTCAAAATAGGTACCATACTGAGCCGCGTGATTTGCAAGCTCGGTGATGCCAAATGAGAGACGATCGGTAGAGAAAGCCAAGTCATCACCACCGTCTTTTTGTTTGAGATGGAGACGCATAGAAGCGATATCTTCATCAGGGTGCAGGTCCAAGTAGGCACTAGCCACCATTCGGTACGTACCTAAGGTGTTGATAAGCGTAGTGATATACTGGCCTGAAGGATTAAACTCAGTTTGAAGAACTCGGTCACCGACAATAACTCTAGGGCACATGCCAGTGTTAAAAACCATATTGATGCCAGAATGGTATTCATAAGGAATTCCGGTCTTCAAAAAGTCACGCTCGGCTTCACTATCTTTCCATGAAGTGTCACATCCAGACTGATCAGCGTCGAAACCATAGGGTAACGTGGCTAAATCACGGAGGAGACGCTCAAGACCCCTACCAAAAAGATTAACGCCAATGGCGCTAGCGTGCTGGTGGCACGTTTTAGTTATAGAGTCACACGCCTTCTTGAAAAGAATAGCGGAGGCTAAATGATGGTGGAACGGAGCGGGACAAAAGACGCGAGCATTCTTACCGGATGGAAGAAGCTCGTCTTTAAGAGTCGCTATGAACAAGCACTCAACGTATTCACCGCGCAGAAGAGCGTCTACGCGTTCAGTGATTTCGTCAGAATACATTGCCCATGCTTCACGCTTAGTGGAACAACCCTGGTTGACATAGGGCCAACCGGGGGACTTATCCCAGTCAATATCATCAAGAACGTCTTGAAGAGTTGAAATGCCACCTACAGTGTAAGGGCCAAATTCAACATCAAGAAGTTCCTTTGCGCGCAGGTACTGAGCACTAGTATAGTGAGCACCTTTAGGGCGGCAAAGTTTTGATATCCAATGGAGATAAGCGGAATTGTCCAACTTAGCGGGAATGTATTTTGGAGTTACGACACCAAATTCGGACCTTATATATTTACTCTTGGGAAGAGGTCGCTTACCAAGAGAAGAGACACCAAGAAAAGCACTGGAGTAGAGCGTTGAAAACCCGCTTGGACTACAACAGTAATCTAAGGGCCCCACTGGGTGAACAGTGGGGACAATTAGTTTTTTGGTTGATTAAGGAGCCACTGACGCATTTTAGGAGTCAGTGCAAGGGCCCCATTGTTGACGCCATTGTTGTTTCCAAAAGCATGGAAACCAACAATAGTGCCATTGACGACATAAGGACAACCGCACATTCCAGCTCGAGTACCGCACGTGATGAGAAGCTCATCATCGGCACCAGGTTTGTACGAAATGTTGCCGTTTGCCCCAGCAGAAGGACAAACAATACCACCCCAAGAAGAGGTGGCACCAGGTTTGAGTTTTTTGCTGAGAACGTCAAATTTTGTGACAGGGAGAGGAACGGCGTTGGTCACGCGAGTGCGGACTAACACAAGTTCCTCACTGTCAGGAAAATCAGTCACAATAGACTGATCAAGGGTCTCAGCCATGCCTGGAGCGTAAAAAGTGCTAATTTTAAAAGCACCGTCTCCAATAACATGACGTTGAGTAATGACACCACGATCACAGTAAATGCCATAGGCACTTTGTTCATCACTAGAAACCTTCAAGACATTAGCCATTGTGGTTTCGGTGAAATCGTGATGGGGATTGCCAGGAACTGCAGAGTCACGAACACGTTTAGGCTGAGCGTTGGCTTTACGATCAGCAGAACGTTTGGCGCGAGCACTGGCTTCAGGAACTGAAGTCAGTGCGTTGGGCACAGGAGGCAAAGGTTTGGCAGGAATCGCAGGGAGGGGCTTCACTGGCGTAACACCGGTGTGTGTGACGACAGGAATAACAACAGCCTCATGAGCAACAGGATTGCAAAGACTGGTGTGAACACAAGCGTTGGGGCCACTGCGGCCAAAACATTGAGTGTTACAAGGGCCATTTGAAGTTTTCACACCACAAGTGGTGTGGTGGAAACATGAGTGGGGCTGAAGACCAGCCATGGGATTGGCAAACCCAGATGCAGGTTGCTGGGGGAGAACATTGGTAGTGCCATTTGACTCAAGAGCAACAACTCGCTGGTTGGTAGACGCGATTTGTTCGAAGAGCTCTTTAGCATCATCGGTGGCATGACGAAAATTGAGCAAAAATTCATCATAATGTTCAGTGAGTTCAAAGGGTGTGAAAGAACGCAAAACCTGACGGAAGTCACGAATTTGGTGTTCGAGATTGGTGATCATCTGACGATGAGCACTTGACTCGCTTTCAAGCCTTTGAATTTTGCTAGCGGCAGCTTTCAAAGCTTCAGCAGCAGCATGGTGCTTGTCGTCATCGACAAGAGCACCAACGAGTTGAGCACGAGAAGGACCATCACGAGGCTTCATTGTAACCTGGTAAACAACATCAATTGTTTGACCTGGAGAAACAGTAACTGACTCGAGTTCGCCATCGCTTTGGTAATCTTCTTCGTAGTAAACGTTTTGAACAGTACCATCAGCCATGACGATCTCAAGGTAACCTTGAGCAATGTCCCAATCAGCAACTTCAACGGCTCGCCATTGGTCACCATCAAACTCACGAATCATTTCAATCTCAAGTTCAGCATCACTCATCCAAAAAGGACTACTAACTTTCTTGTACTGACGTTGAGGTTGATTGACTTTGTAACGAGCAGCACCACGCCCACGCTTGTTTTTGCCTTTAGCTTCCCAATGGGGAGGGGCATTCCAGCTTGCGATCATGGCCCTAGAATCCGGGATACTAGGGAGGGGAGCAACTGCTTTTGGTTTAGCAAATTTGACCCTCTTGGTACTCGGACCAGGGGTTGAAGGCACAGAATCGCCAATAGGCTCGTAGTTGGAAGGAGGGGGTATTGCTATCCCGGCCACAGGGCGGTCACTAGGGTGACCAACACCTGCGTTTAACATACGAGTTGAAGGGGCTTTTAACTCACTATCATAATGTCCCAAACTTTTCGTTCGCCACAAAAATTTGACGCGGTCAAGAGTAAAACCATTAGACCAGACGACAAACGTGTTTATAGCGTTGAGCAACGAAAAGGGAAAGTCTGTTTCGTAAGTAAAAGCACTAGGGAGGCTTTTTCGACCAGCACTACCATTTTTCCAAATAGTGGAGGTGTATTCGATCACGATGTGTTCACGTGACCAAAACTTGTATATGGCGACGGTCAAAAACACAATATAGGTCGTGTAGATGATCCAAGGATTGTCACCAAAATAAAAGTGAGCGATATGCACAATTACTCCAAGTAGAATAAAATACATAAAAGTGTTGGAAACCTGCTGCAGACTCTCCTGAACGGGAACGGGAACAGGAGGAGCGTTGGGATCAACGGGGGCGGCAGGGTCAACAATAAGAGGCAAAACAACGGGGGGAGGTGGAGGAGCGTTGCGACGTTTATAAAAAACGAAACAACAATACCCAACTAATGTTGCTAATGCGACCAAAGCGGTTGTCTGATACGAGGCTCGGAAGGCCCAGAAAACCCATAAAAGGGTAAAACTGTAATCGAGATACCAGAAACTTGCGGCCGCAATTGCAGCAGCATAATCAGTAGCAACGAAATACGCAACCGGCACGTAGGGACTAAAAGCAGTAACAACAAGCATCGAGATATCGTAAGGTCCAAAAGCAAGGGCTCTGGAGTATAAATCCGCGAATCCTCCTGTGAAAAAGGATGTAACGTGGAATGTGACATTCGAAGTATAATCGTTAAGTCGATCTCTGCAAGAGAAAGCAAAGATCCAAAAGTCCATTTTTCGTAAGCATAGACTGACTTGACGTTGGTTGCTTTGAATATTATGGCGCAGTTTAGTAACAATGTGTCCAGAATCAACAACAAAGTCAATACATAAACTCGAATTGACAGTCTCATCAAATTCATGAAGACACTCGTCAACTTGCGCACGATAAAAACTCGCGGACAATGATTCACGACGAACTGCAAGGTCACAACTGATAGTTGTGAAATGCTCAGCATTAAAAGTGTGATTGTTAAGACGCAAATAACAAAGATTGTTAGCATCAGC